GTAAATGGGGTATCCTCGGCAACCTCATCTTCACTAACTGGACGATTGAGGATCAGACAGAACACCGCAAGCGAATCAATCAGTTTTACAACGGTCTGGACTTCGGGTTCTTTCCGGATCCGGTCGCTTATGTTCGCTGCAGCTATGACAGGGCGAGGAAGGAAATTCGTATATTCCTGACAGATGGCGGACAGAATATGACCAACGACTTGATTGCCGAGAAGCTTAAGCCGATAATCGGCCGAGAAGTGATCTCCTGCGACAACGAGATGAAGAGCATCCAAGAACTATGCAATTTCGGGATAAATGCGATACCGGCCGAAAAGGGGCCGGGCTCTGTTTTGTTCGGGATCAAGTGGCTACAAAAACAGAAGATTTTCATTGATCCGCGCTGTGTAGAGATCATACAGGAAATGAAGAAGTACAAATACCGCGAAGATAAGAACGGCACAGTGCTACCGGAGCCGGTCGATCGTGACAATCATTGGATCGACAGCCTAAGGTATAGCCTATCGCACATAATGGTAGAAACGAGGGTTAGCTAATGATAATTACACAAACAGACCTGGCTAAGCTCAGGATCCAGCAGAACGCTGCAATGACTAAGCCGGATATCCTGGCTGACCTGATTAAAAAACACAAGGAAGATCCGGCAAGGCTTAAGGCGGTTGATGGTGAGCGCTATTACAAAGGCGAGCACGATATCAAAAATCATTCGTTTAATAAGACCACAATCATTAAGCCTAATCCCAGCAATCCTGCAGAGGATGTCGAGGAGGATTTCACTAATCCTAACGGATCCAATGTCCGGCAGCAACATAAATTCCTGTTCAACCACATCGAGCAGAAGGTAGCCTATATCTCACGCAAGGAGCCTTCGGTTACCGTTGATGGTGCTGAGCATGGTGAGGACGGCAGCACCGGTAATGAGGAGTGGCAGTATCAGAACGAGCTTGTGAAGACTACATCCAGCAAGTTCTTAAAGATCCTGCTCCGCTGGTTAAGAAAAGCTTCACAGCATGGTGTTGCCTGGCTGCATGAGTACAAGGACAAGTCCGGCAAACTTAAGCAGGTCGTTGTGACCAGGCTTGAAGGCATCCCGATCTATGACACTGTGCACGAGCAGGAGCTTGTTGAGTTTATTCGTTGGTATACGGTGGATTTCTACACCGGTAAGGACTACAAGCAGATTATAAAGGCTGAGTGGTGGACGGCAAACGATGTCACTTATTACATCCAAGATGCGACTACAGGCCGCTTTTATCTTGATAGTGACTATGAGATTAATCCAGCGCCGCACTACTGGGAAGTCACAACAACAACCGCGATTGACGGCGTGACAGTCGTAGAGACTGGCAGGAAGCCTAAATCTTGGGGGCGTGTGCCGTTTGTCGAGCTTGCCAACAATGACGATAAGCTGACTGACCTTGAGGTCTACAAGGATCTAATAGATGCTTACGACCTGATTGCTAGTAAAGGCACAAACAATCTGATGGACTTTAACGAGTTCTATGCAGCTATCATCGGCTTTGGTGGTGACGCTGCTTCGGCAATTGCTAAGAAGCTCCTGGTTAACCGAGTAGTGTCGGTTACCGCGAACGGTGGATCAGTCGATATGAAACAGCTGGATATGCAAATGACCGGCCGTATAGACTGGCTGAAAGAACTCTGGAAAGCAATCCACGTGTTTGGACAAGCGGTTGATGTCACTAACGATAATCTTGGCAATGCGCCTTCTGGCGTGTCGCTTAAATTTCAGTACACACTGCTGGACCTTAAGGCTGACAATTTGATCATCCAGGCAGAAACAGCGCTTGTAGAACATTTCGGCTTCGTTACTGAAGAGATTAACCGCAAACAATCAAAGAAGTACGATCCGGAACTGGTGCAGGTAGCTTTTAATAAGGCACCGATCACAAACGATCTGGAGACAGTGCAGATGATAGCGCAGTCCGATAACATCGTGCCAGAGAGAATGCTCCTTGCTGCGCATCCACTGGTCGATGATATCGATGAAGCTTACAAGCAGCTTCTTGAACAGCGTCAACAGCGCATAGAACAGCAGCAGGCGTTTATGTCAGATTACGGACAGCCTCCGGAAAACGAAGAAGAGGATGGAGCTGATGAGTAATGGCTTTACCGAGTCCAGTCTATTGGCAGAAGAGGTCAGAACTTCGAATGATGCAGGTAGAACGCGGGAACGCTCGATATCTTAAAGACCTCGATCAGTTGTATCTTGACGTGTCTAAGCAGATATCTGAGGACATTGACCGGATCCTTGGCAACTTTATGCGAAACGCTGATCTGACAAAAGAGGACGCGCTTAGGATTCTTAGGGAGCTACTGGATCCTGCTGAGCTTAATCGGATTCAGCTAATGGCTGCAACAATCGAGGATCCGGCCGAACGTGCCAGGATGATGGCTCAGGTCAATGCTCCGGCATACAGGGCAAGGATAACAAGGCTTGAGGCAATACGCCTCAACGCAGAAGTTGAACTGGCTAGAGTCGCGCCGGTCCAGTTGAGGATCACAGATACTGCGCTCAGATCAGCGGGGCGTGAGATGTACCTGCAAACGATCTACGATATACACCGCAAGACTGGCATTGGGTTTTCGTTTGCACAGCTGACGGAACGGGATCTGGACGGTGTACTGAAACAACGCTGGTCAGGCCGGCATTACTCGCAGCGGATCTGGGATAAACCAAAAGACATTGCAGGCCGACTGCCTGGTATCCTCCGGCAGAATGTCGTGACAGGCCGGTCTTGGCGCCGAAGCCTGGACGATGTCTCTGATCTTGTCAAGAACGGCGGCAGCTATTCGGCGAAGAGGATCCTGCGTACAGAGACAAACTTTGTCGCCAACGAGATGGAAGCAGAGGCCTATGAAGAGGCTGAGATTGATCAGTACAAGTTCGTGGCGACTCTGGATAACCGAACCAGTGATGTGTGCCAAAAAATGGACGGGAAAATCATTAAGCTAAAGGACCGTCAGCCGGGCACCAATTTCCCGCCGCTGCATCCGTTTTGTCGGTCTACAACCATTGAATACGATGAAGACATCGATCAGCTGCTACCGGCTCTTAAACGCAGGGCAAGAGATCCCAGGACAGGGGAGACAATCCTTGTACCGCGCGGTATGAGCTACAGCCAATGGAAGGAAAAGTTCACATGAAATGCCCGTACCGTATGACAGAGGCCTACTTCGAATGGCCTGGCGAATTGATCTACAAGCCTCTCGATGTGGAAAATGAAGATGGAACGCCCGGGCGATTGCACCTGACCAACAACGGGCGAAGCTCAGTCACCGTTCAGACATTTGCTGATTGTCTGAAAGAGGGCTGCGCCGCTTGGCAGAACGGGCGCTGCGTTCGTACAGGATAGCGCGGAGGTGATCTGACATCTCCCAGGCTCTGAGGGTAAGAGGAGCAACATAACCGGGTAACCGGGGCGGAGACTGACAAGGAACTCCGCTGCCGTAGGACAAGGACAGCTTAACCAGAGTGCGGGTATCTCTGGAGCGGCTGTCCTTTTATACGCCGCGAAGCCTGCATGAGGGCAGAGGGGCACAAAACTACGCTGACCGGACAGCGACATCAAACTGGACACCCGACGCGGGCCGAGGCCGCGATAACAAGGCGAAGGTGTGAAAGGAGCCAACATGACAAAGGAACAACTGATGGCATTGGGTCTTACTGCAGAACAAGCGGACAAGGTTGTTGCGCAGCAGACAGATGAGATGAAAGGTTTTGTCCCCAGGGCACGATTGGATGAAGAATCGGGCAAGGTGACAGCACTTAATACTCAGCTGGCTGATCGTGACAAAGACATCGCCAATCTGCAAAAGGAAGCCGGCAAAGGATCCGATCTCGAAAAGCAGCTCAGTGAAATGCAGGACAAGTACAAGACTGACACGGAAGCGCTGAATAAGCAGCTCGCCGATCAGAAACTTGACAATCTCCTGGACACACAACTGCTGCAGGCAAAGGCGCGCGATCTGGTGAGCGTCAAGGCGCATATCAAGCGTGATGGGATCAAGATCAAAGAAGACGGAACGCTTGAAGGACTTGACCTCGATGGCCTCCGGAAAGAAAAGCCGTATCTCTTTGAGATCCAAAGCTCAACTGATGAAGGCACAGGGTTTAATTCAGGCAGTGCCGGAAACGACGGTCAGGGCGGCTCAAATAGTCAAGTTACCCAGGAAACATTCCAAGCAAACATCAATAACGTGGCCTGGATACAGGCCAACATGGACGCCGTTACCCAAGGATTGGCGGACGGCACACTTAAGAAAGGATGAACTAACTTATGTCGATTAACAACTTTATTCCCGCTGTTTGGAGCGCGCAGCTCCTGTCTGAACTCCAGAAGTCTCTGGTATATGCCAATCTCTGTAACAGAGATTATGAAGGCGAGATCTCCGGTTTTGGCGATCAGGTCAAGATCAACAGCCTCGGTGCCGTATCTGTCGGAAACTACACCAAGAACACTGACATCTCTGACCCGGAAACCCTGACCGACGATCAGCGCATCCTGCTCATCGATAAGGCGAAGTATTTCAACTTCCAGATAGATGATGTAGACAAAGCGCAGCAGAAACCGAAGGTTATGGGTGAGGCCATGAAAAACGCGGCCTATGCCCTGGCTGATGGTGCTGATCAGATAATCGCAGGGCTGTATACCGGAATCGCTTCCACCAATACTCTTGGTGATGACACAACCCCGATCGTGATTGACGTGGCTGCTGCCACAGGCGTTCAAGCGGCCTATGAAACTCTGGTTGACCTTGGTGTCCTGCTCACGGAAGCTAATGTCCCTAAGAATGGCCGCTGGGTGGTTCTGCCGCCTTGGTACATCGGACTGCTTCAAAAGGACAGCCGATTCATCGCAGCAGGAACCCAAAAGACAGATGAAGTTCTGGCAAATGGCTTTATTGGCCGTGCTGCTGGGTTCAGCATCTATGAATCGAACAATGTCCCGAACGTAAGCGGTGCAAAATTCAAAGTTATTGCAGGCTTTAGTGGAGCTCTGTCCTACGCCGAGCAGATCGTTGATGTTGAAGCCTATCGCCCCGAAAAGCGTTTCGCGGATGCCGTCAAAGGCCTGCACGTTTACGGCGCGAAAGTTACCCGTCCGACCGGTCTGGCCCTGCTGGTCTGCAGCAAGAACGCTTAAGCAGCCAAGGCTATAGATCCTAAGGAGGGATTAACAGATGGCACGTACTAAAATCACTGTCTTCACAGCAGGCCTTAATACTGCTGTGGCAGTTACCCCGGTGGCGATCGATGCGACCGACGATATGTATTTCGAGTATGACCGTGATGATCTGACTCTGATTGTGTCTAACACACACGCAACGGAAGACCTGGTCATGACTGTGAAAGCAGTCAAGGATCAGGATGATCTCGTGGTCACTGTTGGCGAAGGCGAGACCTATTCTGTGGGCAATCTCGAATCCGCCAGATTCAAGCAGACAGACGGCACTGTCAATGTTGACTTTGCCGCCGGCGCTACAGGCACGATCTTCGCGGTGAAGGATCCCGTATGAGATTCCGAAACAAGAAGACAGGCCAGCTCTGGATTATAGAACATCAGGACACGATTGATCGGCTGATCGCGGATCCTGAATTCGAGAAGGTACCAGAAGAGGCGCCTGTCGAAGAACCGAAAGAGCAGGAGGCCGCCGAAGAGGCGCCTGCTAAACCGAAAAGAAGCAGGAAGGGGTCCTAAGCGGGATCCCTTTTCCTGTATCTGAAAGAAGGTGACCGCTATGTACGAGCCGACCGATATTACTCTGGTAGAGGTGAAGATGCTGCTCGGGATCGATGCTGAGGACACGTCGAAAGACGATCTGATAAAAGTGTATATCGCCCGAGCCGGCACAATGCTGCTGAATCGAACCAGGCAGCCTTTTCTGCCTGACGATATGCTGCCAATTCTCTCAGAGCTGACAGTCGATGCGTATACGCTAAGCCAGCAGCAGACCGGTGACGCTGAGACCGGAGTTATCGCTTCGGTGTCGGACAACGGCCAGACAGTCTCCTACCGGGACAGTGCCGCGGATCGCGTACTGGTCAGCCTGGCGCAGTCCATAAAGTCCTACGAGGCACAGATCGAGCGCTGGTCTGTCCCCGGGTGGTGATGCCATGCGAGTGACAGACAGATTCAAGGCAGCACAGCGGTCTGTGTTCCAGGATAAGACGATCATACACCGCGCGCGATCCAAAGCGACCGGTTCACTGGGTTCTGTGACCGCTTCTGCGGGCGCAAAGCTCGGAGAGTATCAGGTTAACCTGCAGATCGTGCAGGACGCTGTGGTGGCAGCTGAGTGGGGTCTGCGGCTTGGCAAGGACGCGTTCATGACCTGCAGCGATGCGCTGGCAATAAATGTCGGTGATTTCGTGCAGTATGACGGGACGGTCTACCAGGTGCAGGAAGCGCTTGCGCGTGACAGTCATCAGCGATGGGTGCTGTCCGCGACGGATGAGGAGGCGATCAGCGGTGAAGGTTGATATCAAAAATCTTGAATCGTTGATGGGCGAGATCAACCGTCTGAGTGGACCGCAGCAGGATGAGGCGGTCGTACGCGGACTGCGATCCGTCCTGCGCGCTGGGCAGGGGATCGCCAAAGAGCTAGTCACGGTTGATTCGGGCGAGCTTAGAAACAGCATCCGGTATAAGACCGAAAAAGACGGCAACGGAGTCACCGGGTACCTTTACACGAACAGCGATCACGCTGCGTATAAAGAGTTCGGTACCGGGCCTGTCGGTGCGGCATCCGGAGGCAACGGATCGGACGTCCCGGTCAGCTATGCACAGGGGCCGTGGAAGCACGTCTCGAAAAAGGGGACCGTGTTCTATACGGACTACTGGATCTATCGCGATGAGGACGGTCAGTTCTATGCGACGAAGGGCCAGCCTGCACAGCCGTTCATGTACCCCGCGGCGCAAGCCGCTAAGAAGATAACAGGACAGATCCTGGCGAAGTCGTTTCAGCGATTCGTCAAGAAGATTTCAGGAGGTGACTGATGGCTTTTTCCGTTTTAACCTGGGCCTACCCTAAGCTGCCGGCCATCTCCGGATTGACCTGGACACCGGGCTGGCCTGCTGACTTTAAGAAGCTGCCCCGCGGCTGTTTCAGACTTGCCGGTGATGATACCGGCGTCGTCACAACCGAAGGCGACGGATCCGCCAATGTCTCCATTTATGTGGACACCTGGGCGAAGACTCCGGAGCTGAGGGAAGACTATGACAGCGCCGTAAAAGATGCCATGTCGCAGGAAGGTATGTCCAGAGGCATGACCAGGCATGCAGAAGAACAACTGATCACAGGTATCACCGCGTACAGGTCAACGATCCTGTTTCTCGGTGAATATGATAACGACACTGGGCGGATGTGCCGCCCGTGATAAAGAAAGGATGATACTATGGCCAGTACTGTAGGTACACAGTTTTATTATTATGCCGGATGGGCTCCGGCTGTTGGAATTACACCCGAAACGCCTGGAACCGCCACAAAGATCAACGGCATGATGACTAAGCCGACCCTGCCCGGCGCGCCGACACGTATCGATTCGACCAGTCAGGAAGAACTGGTCTCGACATCGGTGGCCGGCGTCAAGCAGCTGGGTGACACGAACTTCCAGTTCAAACACGCCGCGCATGATGACGAAACCAATGACACCAACTACAAGCTCTTCAAGAGCATTGAGGGTGATCTTGGCAAGTTCGGGGTTGTCTATCCGGATGGCGGCGCCGTTGAGTTTGTTGCTACCCCGTACGTCCAGCGTGACGCGACCGGCGTCAATGCCCTGGACACGTTCACTGTTCCGATGTTTGTCAGCGGCGATTTCGACGATGACGCTACCGCACCGACCTTTACCTAAGGCTGACGCGGCATAAAGATGAATGAGCCCCCGGCATAGTCCGGGGGCTTTTCCTTAAAGGAGGATAGTTTCATGGACAATTATGTTGTTCTTAAGACCGGCGCGAAAGAATACAAGCTCCGGATCTACCTGCGTGAAGTCGCAGAACTCAAAAAGAAAATAAACGGGAAGACCTACCTGGACGCCGCCATGAACTGCATGGACGATCCGGCGGCCGCGGTACCGTTCATCTGGGCTGCTGCTCAGAAGAACACCGGTCATGACCCGCTGACAGAGGATGGAGCTTTTGACCTGTGCGATGAACTGATCTCTTCCGGCTATGATCCCGAGAAGTTCACGGCACTTGTCATTGATATCTGTGTGGTCTCCGGTTTTTTTACAAAGGCCGTGGGGGAGATCAACAAGAGGCTGGTCCACACGGCGTTCGAGAGCCTGGCGAAAGGACCGAAGGAAGCGACAGCGAGTCCGGAAGCGCTCAAGATGGCCCCGATCGATATGACGAAACAAAAGACGCAGAAACGCTCTACAAACAAGGCCTGAGCTATGGCCTGCTGCCCGATCAGATTCTTGATATGACCAGGAGAGAGCTGATCGACTGGCTGAACGCTGCGCTGGAACGAACAATACACGACAACCGGAATCAGAACAGACTGGCATACCATATCGGGTTTGCCGTTTCCTGCGGTTACGCTGCGGTTAAAGGCGCGGCACAGGGCGTGACATACCCATCATTTGAGGATATGTTCCCGCAAACGCTGACACCGGAAGAGGAAGCCGCAAAAGATGAGAAAGCCTGGCGGATGCACCGGGAAGAACTGGTAGCTAATTTAAGCAAAAAGAAAAAGAAAGGATGATGGCTCATGGCGATGGAAGGGACCAAGGTTGAGACTCTTATCGTTGAATGGCGGGCTGAATACGATCGTTATAAATCGGATATGGCCAATATTCGCAAAGAAGTCGATACGGTCAAAGAGTCTATCCAGAAGTCCGCCCAGACGGCGTCCAGCTCCACGCAAGTAGCGTCCAAGAGTATGATAGAACAATTCGGCGCTATTGCTGCTAAGTTGGGGCTTGCAGCTATTGCCGTCCGTACCGCCAGAGCTGCGTTCAACGAGCTCAAGGCTTCGATCCGGTTGGCGATGGATGTCAGGGAGTCAGAGTCACTGTTCGAGACATCTCTTGGCAATATGGCAGACGCGTCCCGCGAATGGTCGAAACAGGTGGCCGAGGCGCTAGGCGTTAACGACTACGAGATCAGACGCACGGTCGGTCTGTGGTACACCATGGGCGAGTCAATGGGCCTGGTCTCGGATAACGCGATCTCGATGTCACGTAATCTGAACCTGCTTAAGTATGACATCATGTCGTTTAATAACCTGGGCGAAGATCAGACAGACACCATGATCAAAGCTTTGTATTCTGGGGAGTCAGAGCCGTGGAAGAACATCGGCGTTATCATGACCGAGCAGATGGCAAAGCAGGCATTATATAAAGCTGGTCTGGCAGAGGTCGGTCAGGAGATCGACACAACGCTCATGCTGTACGGCCGATATCTGACCGTTATGGAACAAACGGCCACAGCCCAAGGCGATATGGCCAGAACGATTGACAGCCCGCTTAACCAGCTGCGCCGGTTCAACGCATCGCTTAATGATATCCGGCTGAGCCTGGGCAACGCATTCCTTCCTATCATCCAGGTCGCACTGCCGGCGCTGCAGTCCCTGGCCAGTCTCGTACAGGCCAACCTGCAGCTGATGGAACAGTTCACAGGAGCGATGGGCTCAAAGCGTACCTCTGGCCTACAGATCGGTACGTCGCAGATCAACAAGGCCGTTAATGAAGGCGGTCAGGCGTGGAACGATTACGGCAATAAGGCCGACGAAGGACTGAAAAAGGCAGCTGCCGGAGTCAAGGCATTAAGAGGCATGATCTTCGGTCTGGATGAGATCAATTTCGAATCAGACAACAGCTCTGGGTCTGGCGTTGGAACGGGTGGCGGGGCACTGACTCCCGGTATAGGTTTCGAACAGCCAGAGTTGCCAGAATTTGATGTCCCCGAGTCTATTGACGACAGCATTGCACGGTATAAAGAAAAACTGCAGGGCTTAGCAGACTGGATCCGGGAGCACAACAAAGTACTGCGGGGCATTATCGCGCTAACACCGTTCGGGCTGCTGGCACTATTGATCGAGGACAATATCAAGAAAATCAAGCTGCTTGCCCAAGAGTCAATACCTGAGTATAAATTCCTTCCAGATGACATCAGCGAGGAGACTGCTGCAAAGCTTGGCCCATTCATGGAACTGTGGCATGACGTTGACACAACTATCAAACAGTATGCCTGGGGCAGTCAGGAAGTATCAGAGGAAGCGGCGGCTGCTATCGCTGCGGCTTATGAAGCCATGGCTCTCGATGTACAAGCGGCTATCCAGGAACAGACAGACGAGTCCTATGAAACGATGTCTCTATTCTTTGCCAATTCCAATGTCCTTACAGAAGAAGAGGAAGCTGCTATGCTGGCGGCCATGCAAGAAAGCGCAGCAGAAAAAAAGAAAACTATCCAGGACTATACCTCGGAAATAACGGACATATACAACACAGCAAGTGAAGAGAATAGAGCTTTAACCGAAGAAGAACAGATACGGGTTAACGAGATCCAGCAGCTGATGAAAGAACAGGCGATAGAGGCAATGTCTGAATCAGCGGCAGAGCAAGAACGTATTCTCAGGCATTTGGAAGTAGCCTCCGGTGATATCACAGCACGGCAAGCGGCTGACGTTGTGGCGAACAGCCTGGACGCTAAACAGAAAACTATTGAGAACGCTATCGATCAGGCGGACACAATCATCGATGAGGCAACCAGAATGAAAGAGGCCGGCCTGATCAACGAAGAGACCTACAACAAAATCGTCGACGAAGCTGAAAAACAGCGAGATGAAACGATTGCTGCTGCCGAAGAAACGCATAGAAGAGTAGTCGAAGAAGCTCAGCTCCAGGCAGGGGAGCATGTTGACAAAGTCAACTGGGAAACCGGAGAGATCAAGACTAACTGGGAGCTGGCAAAAGAGGCACTCACTGAGCGCTGGAACGGAATGCGCGACTGGTTTGATGAGCACATCAAACCGTGGTTCAGTGCCGAGACTTGGCGGAATCTTTTCAAAGATCTGGTCAAACAAATAAAAGACGGATGGGAAGATGTAAAGCTCGAAATAGCAAACCGGGTCAAGCTTCCGAAACTTGAATGGCCAAAGATCAAGATGCCTCACTTCACGCTCAGCTATGACGCGAGCTGGGGCGGCGGGTTCGGCAGCAATGCCGCAAAGAAGATCGGCGAGCTGTTGGGGATCCCCGGTCAGCCGCAACTTGATGTCCGCTGGTACGCTGCCGGCGGTCTGCCTTCGCGCGGTGAACTTTTTATCGCAAACGAGGCAGGACCGGAGCTGATCGGGCGTATGGGCAGCCAGAACGCTGTAGCAAACCAGATGCAGATCGTTGACGGTATCGCCGACGGTGTGCGCAGGGCTATGCAGGACGTCCAGCGAGGCGACAGCAGTGACCTTGTACTTAATGTCTATGTGGACGGTGTGTACAGCCACTCAGAGCGAATCAGCAGGAAGAACCTTCGAGCCGGGCGCACAATCATACCAGTGGAGGTGTAAGAGATGGGTGTATTCAATCCGATAAGGTCGGTTAATGGCAATACCTCCCTGCCGGCGCCCGCGGTTTATCAGTGGGACGAGCAGGACGTGTCCGCGAAAGACGCCGGCCGAAACGAGGCCTTGACGATGAAGAAGAAACGAAAAGGCCAACTGCGGGCGCTTAAGGTCGAGTACAGGATGCTGACTCACGCGGAATGCGCTGCGGTGCTCCAGGAATTCGACCCTGAGTATGTCGATCTGGATCACCTGGACGCGAAAGAGGGTGGCTGGATCACACGAAAATTCTATGTGGGCGATCGCAGCGCGGTATCGTACAACGTGGCTCTCGGCAAATGGGAGTCCCTGGCGTTCCGCTTGACGCGGGTCGAGGCTAAGATGGACCGCCTGCACATTTAGAGAGGGGCGCATCTATGCAAATAGTACCAGATAACATCGATCTGCTGAGAGCGCAGATCAACGTCCAGGGCGTCGAAGGCAGCCTGATCATCACAGACCTCGATATTGTCGAGGACAGCCTGACACTAGACCGCAACAGCGTCTCCGGCAGAAACATTGAGGCAGGCAACGCCGAGACCTCGGAGCTGGCTTTTTCACTGGATAATGAAGACCATCGCTTTGACTCCTTCCGCTTTGAGGGGGCCGAGGCGACGGTCACTTTGTTCAGTGAAACTGGCGGCATCCCGGCAGGCGTGTATATCATTGATAGCCCGCCGAAACGCGAGACACAAATGCGGATCACCGCATTGGACAACATGAGCCGATTCAACCGGCTTTACGACACACAGCTTGCCTATCCAGCTACCCTGCTGCAGATCCTGCAGGATGCTTGCAGCAAATGCGGAGTGACTCTTTATACTACGTCCTTCCTGCACGACGACTATGCGGTCGCAGAGCGGCCGGAGGACGACAGTCTGACCTATCATAATATTGTGGCGATGGTCGCGGAGCTGGCAGGATCAAACGCCTGGATGGACTGGAACGGTCAGCTGCGGCTGACCTGGTACGGTGATGTACAGCCGGCAGAGATCGAGATCAGTGAAGATGATCGTTACGGCATCGAGACAGCGGAGAACGATATCCGGATCACAGGGTTTCTTCTTCGCCAGGGTGAGTCAGAAAGCCTCATCGGGTCTGATGAATATGCTCTGATCATTGAGGACAACCTCCTGCTCCAGGATGATGCAGAAACGGTGATGCAGGAGCTGTATGCAAAGATAGGCGGATTCGTTTATCGTCCGTTCAGTACCCAGATTGATGCGCGGCCAGAGCTATGGCCTGGCGATACGATTGGAAAACTCTTGACGGATGACGGGACGCTGACCACGAGCATTATCACCAGCCACCTGTTCCAGCTGAACGGGCGGAGCCGGATCTCGGCAGTCGGCGAGACCAAGCAGATAGCAAGCCAGGCAAAACCCGCACCATTCACTGCCAGGCAGAAAAATATCCTGCAGGTGGCAGCTAAGCAGGAAGCAGAACGGCAAGTCACAACAATGGAACAGGCTGTGCTAAGTCTTAATCAGTTGATAAGTAATAGTCTTGGCTTTCATGACACTATAATTACAGATCCAGTGACTGGTGCTAAGACATACTACATGCACAACAGCACAACGCTGGAAACAAGTCAGTATATTTATGTCATGACAGGTACAGGATTCGCCTGGACAGACCAGGGCTGGAACGACGGATCGCCGGTCTGGCAATACGGAACGACTGCTGATGGCAACGCCGTGCTTAAAGTGCTGACTGCCTTTGGTGTAAATGCTGAATGGATAAAAATCGGTGGCAGCGGTGTCGAGGGTGTGCTCTCAGTTAAGAACGCCTTGGACCAAACAATCGTTAAGCTCAATAAAGATGGGATTACTTTAGCAGACGGCGCAAAACTAATCTCCGATGGCGGCGTTCTAAGCGTTTTTGTTTTTTCAACAGAAGAGTTTGCACAAATTGGATACTATGAAGCTTTTTCAGCTGAGGGAACATACAGGACTGCGTTTCCAGCGCTTGAGTACTACATCCCTGAAAATTTTACGGTAATTGACGCCAGGATCCACATGCATGTGCACCCGCAGTATGCTGATACAGCTGTATTTGAAGCCTCAACACACACCGGGTGGGGCCGACCAAGAAATATTCGTATCCGCAAGCAGCCAAACGTACGCCGTAAAGTGACCGTCTATTTCGGCTATGTAGTAGAAGAAGCGGAAAAAGCAGTAGGCACAGATTTCACATCTTCCTGTTTCGGGGTGGCGAGTTTGACTCCTGCGCTTCCGTCATCGCCTCCTTCATCAACGCTGGATATAGCGACAATCTATGAGGGAAATAATATTGCCGCGCATCTCGCCACAGGTAATGGTAAGTTCATTTTTACCTGTGACGCACCTGCCTGGTCTGGAAACTGGGGTATTTTGGGTTTCCAGTACAGCGGCAATTTGACCGCGCATCTAGTGGTTATAGGCTATCAAAAACAATAACCACTTATTCTGTGGGCGGTCCTTCATCCTCCGGGGCCGCCCTTACTTTTGAAATGAGGTGAAAGCCATTGAATAAGATCATCAACATCAGAACAAGAACAGGCATCGAGCAGCAGATCTGTTATGACCAGATCATGATCGGTGACAGCAACGCCTATCACCTGGTCATTGAATTGGCCGATCTCGAAGCTATAACAGGTAATGTCATCCTCCGATTCGTCCGATCCGATGAGGTTACTCTGGAAACAATCGTGCCGGCTGAGGACGTGATCGGAAATAAGATCTACCATACATTAACCGAACAGGAAACAGCAGTCGCGTCACCACTAATGATGTATATCCGGTTCGCAGAGGACAATCTTTATACGCCGACGCTGATTGTGTTTGTGAATGTGCGGATATTGGCAGGACACGATCTTACACCAACGGAAGAGGATCAAGATGTAATAGGTCAGATCGTCACAATCTTTGGCGCGGAAAACGACCGTGTGGCAGCTGAGGCAGCACGTGTTTCGGCAGAAGAAGATCGTGTTGACGCGGAAACTCTGCGAGACAGTGCTGAAACAGCGCGAGACAATGCAGAAGGCCTCAGGGAAACCGCCGAGACCACCCGGGATGGTGCCGAGCAGTTAAGGCTGTCAGCTGAAACTGCCCGTGATAGTGCTGAACAGCTAAGACTGTCCGCTGAGACAGCAAGAGCTTCCGCGGAAGGCATCAGAGATGCTGCCGAAACAGACAGAATCGCGGCAGAGACTGCCAGGCAAGTCTGGGAAGCATTCGATCCAGCTGAGGTATACCAGATCGGAAACAAAGTGTCTTATCAGGGAAGCAGCTACTACATGCACACAGTGTCAGGTGTAGCAGGGACGTTGCCGACAGATGTAAACCACTGGTTATTGATTGCAGCACAAGGCGATGTATCGGCCCAGCAGTTAAGCGATGCGATCGACACGCATAATGAAGATACATCCATATGGCTGCACATGAATGTTCTTGGGACGAGGCTTTACACAGAGAAAAATTTCATTTCCAGCAGCCAGCCAATGACCGATAGCATTGATATCCTAGACCGTAAACTGTTCGGTCGAACGATCAAAACCTACGAGTATGGCCGTGAAATTCCATTCACTTGGGCGCAAATTCAAACAAAATGCCTTGCTGGTGATTTCTCGGATATTTCCGTCGGCGACTGGAAGCCGCTTACCTTGACGACATCTGAAACCGTCATCATGGAGGTCGCAGGCATCGACACTTACTACGGTTACGCATCTAACGGCAAACACAACATAGATTTCATCAGCAGAGATTGTTTGTCGGCGGCCTATCAGTACAACACGACGAACACAAATATTGGCGGCTGGTTGGCATCTTCTCTCTACACAGCGATGAACGGCACTGGTGGTATATATGACAAATTGCCGTCTGACGTCAAAGCTGTTATTGGTCCGAAACTGATGCTGCTTGAAAACAAGGCGGCGGCGGACTCCACAACATGGGCATGGCATACCGAGACCAAACTATGGCTGCCGGCTGAACTGGAAGTTTTCGGCTATCAGTCATGGTCAGAGATCGGCTACGGTTCCGGCAATTTCAAGCAGTATCCGCTATTTGCAGGGTCGGAAAAACATATTATAAAGGGTGCAGGCAACGGTGGTTCCGCCTCATCTTGGTGGGAACTGTCCCCGAGGCGTGCTTCGACCGCGTCCTTCTGTTATGTCCACTACTACGGCGTTGCGGGCAACAACTCCGCCAGCGCCGCTTATCGGATCCCGCTCTGCTTCCGAGTATCGTAATATCGGTTAATTCCCGCCGCCTTGTGCGGCGGGGGAGGAGGACACTTGAGTAACGTCTACAAGCGGCACAGGGCCGCATCAGAAATGGAATTTTACAATACCGCCATGGAGCTTAGAAAGGAGATCACCAGATTATGCCTTAATGAGAAATATTTTCCGAAACGCAGCAGAAACTTTTACGCGCTGCCTATCTTTACCCTGGCGCAAGCAATGACGCAAAACATTACGTTTGCCAATAGTATTTTCCCCGGCTCAGCTGCGGAAGCAACTGAGCGAGCAAAGTACCAGACGCTTGCGATCTGTGCGTGCGAAGCCCTCCTCCAAGAGTTTCAGTACGCATATGATGTCCTGCCAATTCCCGAGCGGATCATGAGTCCTCTGGCTGAAAGTCTCGTGCGTGAGACTTCACTACTTCGAGGCTGGAAGAAAAAAGACAAAGCAAGGTTTTCTGACCTGGCATAGGCTGCTTTCTGATTAAATTTGTGTCCCCGAGGCGTGCTTCGACCACGAACTTCTGTAATGTCAACAACAACGGCAATGCGAACAACAACAACGCCAGCAACGCTAATCGGATCCCGCTCTGATTGCACACGTCAATAAGGCAGACAAAGTAAGTCACATGACCGAAATCAGTCCTCAAGTGTGTGGAAGGAGAAAGCAACCTTCCCGAAAGGGTAAATATACACCTCGATGCAGGTGGGCGGACGCTGCTTGCATGGCGAGCTTCCTGACGCGCATACGGAGCTCGTTTCATGCCTGTACTGCTATGTAGCTATTCATTGCGCGAGTGCTATACGAGGTGTCTTAAAATTAACAGCAAGGAACGACATGAGAGACGATATCAAAGAAGAAAAGAAGCCAGAACCAAAAAGGTCACTAGTACAACCGAAAAGTACGATAATCTGGATCGGGCTGTATCGTTTAACGCGCTTTTAGATGGTTATGCCCAGTCAAGAAAAGGCGTGTCCTGGAAAGGCAGCGTGCAGCGGTATGGTATTAACCGTTTCAGGAACACCGTTAAGATCAGAGAACAGATCTCTAATGGAAAAAATATCACAAAAGGGTTTACCGAATTCACTCTCCGGGAACGCGGCAAGGTAAGGCATATTAAGAGCGTGCATATCTCTGAGAGGTGCGTGCAAAGAGCCTTATGTGATAGGGCTCTCGTGCCCGTGTTAAGTAGGTCTCTGATCTACTACAATGGCGCCAGCCTTAAAGGCAAAGGAATTAAGTTCTCGGTTGATGGAGCTAAAAAGCATCTACAGCGCTATTACCGCAAGCATGGGGCCGATGGTTATGTTTTGATGATGGACTTCAAAGGCTATTTTGACAACATACTGCACGAACCTATTTACGAGAGCCTGGAGAAGAAGTTCACAGACAAAGGCGTGCGCGATCTAACGCGGCAGTTCATTGAGCCCTTTGGGGCTAAATCTCTCGGCCTTGGCAGTCAGGTCAGTCAGATTTTAGCGGTGCACTACACGAATAAAATTGACCACCTGATCAAGCAAGAACTCAGGATCAAGTTCTATGGTCGCTATATGGATGATTGCTATTTGATTCATCCAAGCAAAGATTATCTCAAAGACTGTCAGGAGCGGATCCGCGCCGAGTGTGACAAGGTCGGTATTGTCCTTAATCAAAACAAGACCCAGATTGTAAAGCTAAGCAAGGGCTTTAAGTTTCTGAAAACAAGGTTCTATCTCACGGACACAGGCAAGGTTATTTTGAAACCGTGCAGGGATAGCATCGTGCGGATGAGGCGGAAGCTCAAGGCTTTCAAGCCAATGGTTGATCGCGGGGAGATGGAGTTTGAGGATGTCCGCATTTCTTACAATTCATGGCGTGGATACATCATGCACAAGAACGCCTATCGAACAGTCCAGAACATGGACAAACTCTTTGTAGGCTTGTTTGACCGCAGCTGGAGGAAACATGACATTGAACAGCAATCAACTGATTTGTCGGCTATGCGAAATTGTTCAAAAACAATCTCGCATTATAGTCGAGCAACGCCTGATGCTCGAGATGCACGAGGCGTTTGATCGAGAAGAAAAAAGAAGCGAGGAGGAACATCATGAAGAGAAGAATTGACGCTGACGGGTTTTATGTGGACGACGAAACCACGCCGGAAAAAGGCTTGGCCATTATTGAGGCACCTTGTCCTGTTGGATTGTTCCGGCCCAAGTGGGACGGTGAGAAATGGATTGAGGGCGGGCATGCCCCGATCACAGACGAAGAGCGCATTGCTGCGCTGGAAAAAGGATTGTTGGAGGTGATTCTCGGTGGCTGAGTTTTTAGCAATCCAGGTAAAATTAGGAAATCTAGACGTTAATCAGGTCCCTGAGAGGTTTCGCGATGCAGTTGAAGCACTGCTGGATTAAACCAAATTAAGATTTGAGACCAATCAACCAGATCGCCATAGGCGGTCTATTTTTATTGACAGAAAGGAGAAACTAATGCACATTTCACTAACTAAACTATTTATTCTTGGCGGACTCTCCGCAGTCGGCACATTTATCGCTCAAGCGCTCGGGGGGTGGGACACGGCTATGATTGCGCTGATTGTCATCATGGGAATCGACTACATCACCGGCGTGATGATCGCAGCCGTTTGGAAGAAATCCGGCAAGAGCGAAACAGGAGCACTTGAGAGCAGGGCAGGATTTAAAGGGCTTTGCAGGAAAGTAACTATCCTGCTTGCCGTGCTGATCGGCGTGCAGCTTGACCGGGTTATGAACCTTGATGGTGTGGCCAGAACGGCTGTCATTCTGTTCTTTATTGGCAACGAGGGCATATCAATTGTCGAGAACATGGGAATTATGGGCGTCCCACTGCCACCAGTAGTCGTTAAAGCATTTGAGCAACTAAAAAATAGAGGTGAAGAAAATGGATGAGAAGAAAAAGGTAATCGTCGGCCTCGAGGCTGATGAAGAAATCAACATCGATACCATCGGCGAAGTGACCGATGTCGAACACGAGGACGGCCTCGGGGAGGATCAGTAATGAGTGTTAAGATTGTTAAGGCTCTAATGCCTGAAAGCAGGTATGCCGCCAAATCTCCATACCCGATGGATCCGGAGTTCGTTGTTGTTCATAACACAGCAAACGATGCCAGCGCTCGAAATGAGATTGCCTACATGACAAGGTCAAACATTACGACATCATTCCACTACGCTGTTGATGATATCGAGGCTGTCCAGGGGATCCCGCTTAATCGCAATGGTTGGCATGCCGGCGATGGCAGAAACGGCATCGGTAACCGTAAAGGTATTGCTATCGAGATCTGTCATTCCAAGTCCGGAGGCGATCGCTTCATTAAAGCAGAACAGAACGGTGCCTGGCTGGTAGCTCAGTTGCTTATGCAGTTTGGCTGGGGCATAGCCAAGGTTAAGAAACACCAGGACTTCATGAAGAAGTACTGCCCACACAGAACACTGGATCTCGGTTGGTCAAGGTTCCTAAAGATGGTCGAAGGCTACATGACAAAGCCTGAGGTTGATGCTCAGGTGACCTACACAGTTAAGACCGGTGACAGCCTGTCTAAGATTGCCAAACAGTACCTGGGCGATGCTAACCGCTTCCCGGAGATCGCGGCGGCAAACGGTATCAGCAATCCGAATATCATCACTGTTGGCCAACTTCTGGTTATTCCTGCTGGCACAGTACCCAAGGAATACGCCGTGTACACCATTAAGAAGGGCGACACCTTCTGGGGCATAGCTAAGACTACCATGGGTGACGCGAACCTCTACAAGCAGCTCATGGAGCTCAATCCAGGCAAGTCAGAAATGAACCTGCAGGTTGGCGATAAGATTAAGCTGCCAGTAGCCGGATCCGCGCCAGCAGCTTCCGAGCCTGCTGGTCAGATCAAGATCGGCAGCAAAGTGAAAGTTAAGCCAGGTGCCAAGACCTACGAAGGCAAAAAATTGGCCAGCTTCGTCTATGATAATGTCTACGACGTGCAGCAGCTGTCCGGATCGCGGGCGGTGATCGGTCAAAGAGGTGTGGTCACAGCCGCAATGCGCGTGGTCGACCTTATTCCACAGTGATCAAGCTGCCACCTCCTGCGGCTTGATATATAAAGAGAAGCCCTCGGCCTAACGGTCGGGGGCTTTTTGTGCGTTTTGCAATAGTTTTTGCAATAGTTTTATCAATTTTAGCGTTTGTTTCTATCTCTGAGCGACTTGAAACGCCCTGAAATAGGCGTTTTTCTCGCTTGCCGATATAGTGCTCAGGGGTTCGATCCCCCTCATCTCCACCACTGAAAAGGTCTGAAGCTGTAAGGTTTCAGGCTTTTTGCTTTTTCGGGTGCAATACTTTTGCAATAGTTTTGTATTCGCCGAAGATGCCGTCAATGAGGTTTGCGGCTTGGACTTTATCAGAATCAATCTCTTTGCCATAGATGCCAAGAGTGTCCATAGACTTTGAGTGACCGACGATCTGCTTAAGATAAGCTTCTGGCAAGCCTGACTTTGACACACTGACGAATGTATGCCGGAGGCCATATTGAGCAATCCCATCGAAGCCCATTTTCGTTCTATACCTTGCCCAGTGGTTGTTAATGTTGGCCGCTTTCGGTTTGACTCCCTTCTTGTCGCAGAAGATCCATTCAGAATTAATCCCATTCTTCTTGAGTTGGTTCTTCTGATCAAGTAAAATCGCAGTCGCTATTCCTGACGAATAGAGTGTTCTGACAGCATTTTCATTTTTGCCGCCTGTTACGTGACCTTTGGAATTAATTGATCTTCGTATTCTGATTTGCTTATCTTGAACATCTTCCCATTTCAACCCATATACTTCACCTGGCCTAAGCCCAGTCACAACCATCAATCGCCATGCGTTTATGTACCAATCGCCGTCAGAGTCAGATAGCAGGATTTTGAGCTCGTCGGGGTGTAGGATTTTCTTCCCAACCTTCGGCGCTGTTTTGGGCACTGTCAGGCTGTCTGGCAGGGTGTCTATCCAGCGGTTCTTTTTGGCAAATTTGCAAAACAGCATTATTTCGTTTTTTATGTTCGAGAGTGATTTTTTTGACAACTGCTCGACCTTGTTCGACTTGGCCAAAGATATACAGTTCTGCCAGTCCTGTTCAGTGATCGAATAGACTCGCTGTTTTTTCAGACGTGGCAGTAGGTGAATCCGCCCGATCGATTCTGATTTAAGGTATGATTCTGACTCCGCGCCCAAGTTGGCCAGGCGATCAGACAGGTGCTGTTCCCACGCTGCCGAGAAGCGGATGCCGGGGTCAGCGTTGTCGATCTGCTTCGAATACTTCTTTAAGACCGCACGCTTGCCCTCAGCGCCTTTCTTTGTTGATGAAAAGAATAGTTGCTTGCCATCGATAAAAGGCGTGTAGATCCAGCGTGAGCCGTTCCAGTAGGGTTCTGTTGCGTTAATTCGTTTCATATTGGTCTCCTTTCGTGGTATAATGAGCGCAGAAAAAGCGCCCTGGCGGCGTGTAGACTCAGCGGTTACTTGGTAGGTGGCGCTGGGTCTTTTTTTATTGGGATCTAAAATTACTACTCAATTATTTCAATATCCATTGATGAGATGCCCGGTATTGAGATCTCACCTCCAAGCGTGGCGGTGTATGTGATCAGTCCCATTCCTGAGCCGTAAACTGTTACTGTGTCATCTTCTAAAACTCTTGGACTGTCGGCAATTCTGAAATAAGATACATACCATATAGCATCATAATCATCGTTCTGAGCAATTCTATAAGCTGGAGCCACATCGTCTTCGATTACCTGAATAACGGTACCTGTTATTTTAATTTGCTTTTCAAGGAAATCGTTAGGGTTTCGGGCAGCAGACTTGTAATCCACTTCTTCATAGTATTGTCTTTGGAATTCAATTGCTTCTTGGATTTCTTCGTCAGAAAGGGTTGTTTCAGTTGTTGTCGCCTCGGTTGTAGTCTCCCTCGTCGTTGTTTCCGAAGTAGTTGGGTCCGTGGTTGCCTCAGTGGTTGTTATAGCGGTAGTAGTGTCCGCTTCTGAAGGAGCATCGTCAAACAAACTGCTAATAATGGCAAGACCAATAATAACAGCAAGCACTATGAGAATAACTCTTCCTGCTTTACCTTTTTTCTTTTTTGGAGGCTGTTGGTAATACTGTTGCTGCTGGTACTGCTGCTGGGCTTGGGTGAATTTGTCTTGTCCGCATTGAACACAGAATTTTGCCTCATCCGCGTTTTGAGTTCCACAATTTAGACAGTTCTTCATTTCAGATCTCCTTTCATGCTGCTAAAATCATTTTGACTTCAGCTTCCTTCTGTTCTTCGGTTTTCATGTCGTCGTCCAGATGTCCGAGCAGGATGTGATACATCTCATGCTTGACCGTCCGAAGAATGGCATCGAAACACATTCCTTCTTGAATAACAATCAAATAACCGTCGTTCAGCTTTCGCGTGAATCCGTGGCAGCATCCGCCGAGTGATTCCTCTTTGATTGAAACATTGAGTTGTTGCAGAATTTTTAAGACATCGTCACCAGTTGCGATCTTCCTCATCGTCGATTAACTCCATCAATCTTTTGATCTTATCGAGTTTTCTGTCATCTGCTTTCGCGATCTTGTCCATCAGGTATTGGCGGTGGGGGTTGGCGTTGTACTCTGCTGGAGATTCGGCAACAAGGAAATCGTTGTCATGCCTGGTTAAAATCCACGACTTATCAACGCCGAATTTGTCAGATATTTTCTGTATCGTTCCCATACGTGGAGAATTTTTCCCCAGTACCCATTTGCCGACTGCCGATTCTTGAACACCTATAATGTCTGCGAATTCTTTTTGTGTTAAGTTGTTCCGTTCAATTATTGTTTTAATATTGCTTCCGATTATTTGCGAAAGTTCTTCCTCCCTATTCATTATTATCGCCTCCCTTATAAAATCATTATAGACTTTATTTCTTGTTAATTCAATAAATACATCTAAAATAATAGAAATTACTTCTTGACAATAGAAAGTACTTCTATTAGAATTAGACGCAAGGAGGTGAGGACAAGTGCAAGCAAACGTTCAAATTTCACTAAAAGCCGCCAGAGTTAACGCAGAACTAAATCTTCTGGAAGCGGCAAAACTGCTTGGAATAGGCAAGGATACGCTGATTAAGTGGGAAAAAAATTCCGGTCTGGTAACTCCTATCAAGCAGGAGAAAATATCTGAAGTTTACGGCATACCCGTCGACTTCATTTATTTTAAGCCACAGTAGAAACTACTTCTACACGTTTCGTGTGATTGCACATCAACGCCACCGTGTCGGCCTATGGGAGCGGCGGTGATTCGGGAAATACTGATCGGTGAATAGCGGGAAGCCGCAATCCGATGGGAGGTAAAAATGAATTCAGAACATAAAAAAGACCGCTGCGGCAACAACGGTCAGGCGAAATCGCCAGAAAGGTTCTATCTATGGACAATTCTATCAGAATTTTCGAAAACAATCAATTCGGTCAGGTTCGAACGGTGTTAGTTGATAATGAACCGTTTTTTGTAGGCAAAGACGTCGCAGAGATTTTGGGGTATGCGAATCCCAATGAAGCCATTCAAGACCATGTTGATGCAGAGGACAAATTCAATAGCAAAACGCTATCGAGTTTAGGTCAACGTGGTGGTTGGTTCATCAACGAATCCGGCTTATACAGTCTGATTCTTTCCTCCAAACTTCCCACAGCAAGAAAATTCAAACATTGGGTTACATCAGAAGTCTTGCCATCGATCAGACGATCAGGTGGCTACATTCACACTACACCAGACGAAACGCCAGAACAGATTATGGCCAAAGCGGTGCTGATTGCTCAGGACACTATTAAACGCCAGACAGAACAAATCAACCAGCTTGCGCCGAAAGCGCTCTTTGCCGATGCAGTGTCAGTCAGTAAAACATCTATCTTGGTCGGAGAGCTTGCCAAGCTAATCAAACAAAACGGTGTCGACATCGGCCAGAATCGCTTGTTTGACTGGCTGAGAAACAACGGACACCTGATTCGCAGACAGGGCACTGACTACAATATGCCAACGCAGCGGTCGATGGAAATGGGATTGTTTGAAGTTAAGGAAACCGTGATAACTCATTCTGACGGCCACACGTCAATCAGCAAAACTCCGAAAGTCACCGGACGAGGGCAGATTTATTTCATTCAGAAATTTCTCGGAGGTGAGGCGGTATGAACAGGGTTTTTGTAGAGCTTCATCGCAGACTGCGAGAACTCGACATGAGCCAGGGCGAACTTGCCGAGATGATCGGCATCAGCCCACAGGCTCTTAGCAGACGGTTTACCGGCAAGGCGCCGTTTACTGAGCCTGAAATGCAGAAGATTCTAAGCGAGATCGGGAAGCCGGAAGAAACGCTGGCTGATCTATGGCCGAGGAGGGAAATATGAACGAAGTTTTCTATAACGAATTTATTTTCGGTTTATTGTGCGGTGCAGGGCTTGCGATCGGATTGTCACTGATCGCAAAAGCGCTGATTGACTGGATTTTAGACATTAGGGATGCGCGGAAGCGAAATGTCAGGCCGTTTGACGGCTGGAAAGGTGGGAGATTGTAAATGCAAAACCATAGACGAGAAGAAGCCAAGGCCAGACGAGCAGAAACGATCTGGCGAATTATACAAATAGTGGCAATTATAGCGATCGGGATAGCGGTCGCAGTGATAGGGAGGAACTTATGAGCGAGTTAAAGCCTTGTCCGTTCTGTGGCGGTGAGAATATTCATGTTGATGAGTATGAACATGAAGCAGGCAAGCGATGGCGTGGGCGTGTTGTTTGTCTTGATTGTATGGCTATGGTAGATAGCGGCTGGTCGCAGCAAAAACATCTTGCCATCGAAATGTGGAACAGGAGGACTAACTAATGACAATCACCGAACTAATCAACGATGCACACCAGAACGCCGTAGCGCACGGCTGGCACGAACCTGAACGAACCTTTGGCGAGCTGATTGCTCTGTGTCATTCAGAATTGTCAGAGGCGCTTGAAGAGTACAGGAACGGCAAGCAAATGGACGAGTGCTACTACGTGTGTAGTGCGTGTGGTAATGGCCCATGTGATGTAAGAAGCTATTCTGACTTATCGATTTTATCCTGCACGCCATGTCTGTCCAAAAAGCCGGAGGGGATTGCAGTCGAACTGGCTGATGTCGTGATCAGAATCGCGGATATGTGCGGACTGTATGGAATAGATCTTGAGGAAGCAATCCGGGAGAAGATGGCATACAACGAAAGCCGCCCGATGCGGCATGGAGGGAAAGTTATATGAAAACAACCAGGATAAAAATTAAAAACCTTTTCGGGATCAAGGAGATCTCACTCGATGGAAAGTCAGTCGAGATAACCGGACCTAAAGGCATGGGAAAAACCTCAGTGCTTGACTCGATCCGGTACGCGCTGACAAACCGCTCTGATCGTGACTTCATAGTCAAACAAGGCGAGGACGAAGGCGAGATCCTGATTGAAACCGACACAGGCCTCAACATCAACCGCAAGGCCAGAACTGACCGCGAGTCTTACATTAAGGTCAAGGACGGCGAGGCGACACACACCAGGGCGGCTGAGTTTCTGAAAGGAATCTTCACACCGCTGCAACTCAACCCGATCGAGTTCACACAGATGAGCAGGGCAGAGAAAAACCGAGTGATCCTAAACCTGATTGAGTTTGATTGGGATCTTGACTGGATAAAAGAGAAGTTCGGCGAGATTCCAGCTGGCGTGAGTTATGAACAACACATTTTGCAAGTTCTGGAAGATATTCAGTCAAAGGAAGGTGTTTACTTCCAAACGCGTCAGGACACGAACCGCGAAATTAGAAACCAGAAGGCGGTTGCTGAAGAAATCGCTCTTTCGTTGCCGGACAATTATCAGTTTGAAAAATGGAACAAGTTCGATATGTCTACGAAATATCGAGAGCTTGAGAAAATCCGCATAAACAACAGCCGGATTGAGAAGGCTAAGGCGTTTGCCGATGCGTATCAGAATAAGCTGCGCGGACTGGAAGCACAGAGAGAAATTGACAAGTCAACAGCTGAGAAAACAGTTGCTGACGAAAAATCGCAACTCAAGTCAACAATAGAACGCCTCAAGGCTGAGATCATTGCCGCAGAAGATAAATTGCTCGGGCTTGATGAGAAACTCGACAGCAAGATCAAGCTTGCCGAATCGCAGTTTGAAACGGCAAAAGCCAAGCTCGATGCTGACACGGAGGTTAGCCAGGAATGGGCCGAGAAGGAAATAATTGACATTTCCGAGCTTCAGGAAGAAATCAACACAGCTGAGGAAATGAGAAAACACTTGAACGAGTATCAGCGCATGGTCAGAAAACTGGAAGAGGTCGAAATCCTGACCGCAAAATCTGAAGAGCTGACACGGAAAATCGAGATTGCAAGGGAGCTGCCGGGCGAAATTTTAAGGACAGCGAAGATCCCGATCGAGGGGCTGACTGTTGAAAACGGAACACCGCTTATACATGGATTGCCGATCAGTAATTTATCAGACGGAGAATTAATGACTCTTTGCGTGGATGTAACAATCCAGAAGCCGGGCGGCCTGGAAATTCTTCTTCTTGATGGGGCGGAAAGGCTTGATAAAAAGAGTCGTGACGAGCTGTATACCAAGTGCAAGGAAAAGGGGTTGCAGCTGATTGCAACTCGCGTCACAGATTCAGATGAACTGGAGATTACAGAACTATGAGCAATAGAGTTGTTGAATTAACTGGTCAGAGGTTTGGTCGTTTGACTGTAATTAGGAGAAATGAAAAAACAAGATCGGGAAATATTAAGTGGTTATGCAGGTGCGATTGCGGCAATGAAACAACAGTAGCATCTGGTTGCCTCCGGTCTGGATCAATTGTCAGTTGCGGATGTCACATTAGAGAAATTACGTCTAAAAGAAGCTTAATACATGGACAGACAAAAACAAGACTTCATCGAATATGGACAAACATGAAAACCAGATGCAACAACCAAAATGCGATCAACTTTCAAGATTATGGAGGACGGGGAATAAGAGTATGCGATGAGTGGAATTTTGATTTCGTTGCATTTCGTGATTGGGCAATACAGAACGGATATTCGGAAAGCTTAACCATCGATCGCATAGACAACGACGGAAATTATTGCCCTAAAAACTGTCGTTGGATAACGTCTTTCAAACAGCAATCCAACAAAAGAAGTAACAGAAGTATATACATTGATGGAGAAAAAAAGACGGTAACAGAGTGGGGAAGAGTTTACAACATTCCGCCTGTCGCTATATGGGCGCGGCTCGATAGAGGTTGGGATCCTGTTGCTGCAGTTAAAACTCCATCTGATCACAGAAGAAAGAGGAAATCCATATGAGCACACATTGGAGAAAAATTCTTGTTTCAGAATATCTTGCCGGAGCCGATCTGGACGATGGCAACGGAAATTTTAACCCGATAGTCGCGACAATCAGAAATGCCAAGCGCGAGGAAGTTCTTGAACCAGGCACAAGCAGAAAGGAACAATGCCTGGTTATTTATTTCCAAGAAAAGCTAAAACCTATGATTGTAAACGTGACTAACGCCAAAGCAATCAGCAAAGTGACCGGCTCTGATTACATCGAAAACTGGTCCGGAAAGCGCATCACAATCAGAACGGAAAAGGTTAAAGCATTCGGCGAACTGTGGGACGCGCTCAGAATCAGCCCTGTGCCGCCGAAATCAGCCGAGCAGCCGAAGCCAGTAACAATTCCCTGCGCGGACTGTGGCGGCGAAATTAAGGCAGTAGGCGGCGTTCCTGCCGATAAGATTTTAGCAGGAACTCAAAAGTCGTACGGCAGACCGCTCTGCATGGACTGCGCTAATGCGGCCAAGAAAGCGGCAACGGAAATTCAGGCAGAAGAAAAACAGGAGGAACCAATAGATGAAATTAACTGAGTCGAATTATTTCAGCAGGGAAGCTGAACAGAAATATATGGGATCAACGCAATTTAAGAACTTCATGAAATGCGAAGCGGCTGCCCTTGCGCGGATTAACGGAACATTTTCCGAGCCGCCCTCAACGGCGATGCTGGTCGGCAGCTATGTTGATGCTCATTTTTCAGGAACGCTGGCTCAGTTCAACGCTGAGCATCCTGAAATCTTCAAGCGTGACGGAACGCTGAAAGCTGAGTTTTCCGGAGCCAATCAGATTATTGATTTCATCGAGGACGATCCGCTGATGATGAAATACCTTGAAGGCGAGAAACAGACCATCATGACAGGTGAGATTGCCGGGGTTCCGTTCAAGGTGAAATTTGACGCGTACATCCCGGGCGTTCGAATTGTCGATCAGAAGATAATGAGAGATTTCAAGCCGGTTTGGGACGAGGAGTCCAGGACAAAGAAGAATTTCATTGAGGCGTGGGGCTACGACATTCAGGCGGCCATCTATCAGACCGTTGAGGGAAACAAGCTGCCGTTTATTATCAACGCCGCAACTAAGGAAAACGTGCCGGATAAAGCGCTGCTGCTGATTCCGCAGGATGTAATCGACATGAAACTTGAAGAGATCGAATCACTAGCGCCACGGTTTGCGGCGATCAAAGCAGGACTGGAAGAACCGACCGCGTGCGGAAAGTGCGATTACTGCAAGTCGATCAAGAAGCTGACAAAAATAATTGATTACAGGGAGATGGATATATGAACAAGGCAATTTTAATGGGTAGATTAACCAGGGATCCTGAGATGAGAACAACACAGAGTCAACTGCCAGTGGCAAGTTTTACCATTGCGGTTGACCGTCGTTTCAAAAACGCGAATGGCGAGCGTCAGGCTGATTTTATCCCGATAGTCGCTTGGAGGCAGCAGGCTGAGTTTGTCAGCAAGTATTTTCACAAAGGATCACGGATCGTTGTGGTAGGTAGCATCCAGACAAGAAATTGGGAAGATAACGAAGGTAATAAGCGTTATGCAACTGAGGTCATCGCTGATGAGATTTACTTCGGTGATTCAAAATCCGGATCCAGCAGCACAGAACCGGCGCAGGCAACAACGGACAACTCCGATCTGCCTTTCCCACTGCCTGATGACGACACTTCGCTTCCGTTTGATCTATGAACTCCAGAGAAGCCGCCGCGCTGATCAAATCTACTTTATCAACCAGGCAAGTAGCCGAGCGGTACGGATTAAGCCCCGACCGCTCCGGTTTTATCCGGTGCCCTTTCCATGACGAAAAAACACCATCACTGAAATTATATAAGGATCCTGGCAGGGGTTTTCACTGCTACGGCTGCGGCAAAGGAGGTTCGGTTATTGATTTTGTAATGAATCTGCTGAGCCTGACCTTTGCTCAAGCCATTCTTCGACTAAACGCTGACTTCGGTCTTGGCGTTGTGTCGGACAACCCGAACAGGGAAGCAGTGGAGAGGTTCAACCGGAACCAGGCTAAAAAGCGCAGAGAAGAACGGAAGCGGCAGAAACTTATCATTGATCTCGCTACGGAGCACTGCAGGCTATGGCAGACAATCAAGACCGCTCCTGAGTGGTCTGATGAGTGGTGCGCTGCGTGGGACAAGATCCATTTAACTGAATACAGATTGGAGGTGGCGCAGTGCCAGACGAATTAACTTTATCGGCCGGACAGCCGCCAGAATTCACAGAACACGACTTCTTGGACGGAACGGCTCCTTATGAATATTTATACAGGTTTAAGGATAACGCGTTCGATCATGACAGAATGTTGGCTAAACTGGCAAAACAAGCTTCGGCGCTCGGGATTCGTTCGTTTAAGAAATTCTATGACAATTATCGAAAATCAGTCAACCAGGCAACGGCTAAAATGGTCGGGAATGTGACGGAATTCACTGGTCAGAAACTGGAGCTAAACACAGGAAAGTGGCTTGCCGGTGACGGTGGGATCTATACGCTGTCGAGCTACGGCGAGCAGCTGGCCTGCCCTCATCCAATTATGCCGATTGAAAGACTTGTAAATATCGACAGCGGAACGGAAAAACTAAAACTGGCGTTCAAGAAGTCGAACCGATGGCGTGAAATCATCGTAGAAAAATCTGTCCTGGCATCACCAAACTCAATTATTAAAATTTCAGACCTCGGAGTGTCGGTCACATCAGAAACAGCCAAAGCACTGATCAGTTATTTGCAAGATGTCGAAATGATGAACTACGAGGACATCCCAGAAAAGTACTCGGTTGGCCGTTTGGGGTGGATAGACGACCATGGTTTTTCGCCATACGTTGAGAAGCTGATGTTTGACGGTGAAGCGAACTATCGAACATTTTTCGAGTCGGTCAGGTCGGCCGGGTCCAGATCGGAGAGTATGAAAGTATTCTCTGAAATCAGACACGGCTCTCTGACAGCAAGAATAGTCCTGGCGGCCTCGTTCGCTTCGGTTCTTGTGGATCCGTGCGGCTGCCTTCCGTTTTTTGTTCATCTGTGGGGATCTGATTCATCCGGTACCGGCAAGACCGTTGCGCTGATGGTGGCGGCCTCTGTTTGGGCTAATCCGGTTGTAGGGCATTTTATCCAGACATTTAATTCAACCAAGGTTGGACAGGAGCGGATCGCGGCGTTTTTTAACTCAATGCCGATGATGATCGACGAGCTTCAGCTTGCCAAAGACAGCAAGGGGAAACAACATTTTGATCCGTATATGCTTGCAGCAGGAACAGGAAAAACCAGAGGAACTAAGCTCGGCGGACTGGAAAAAACAGCAACTTGGGCAAATTGCATTTTAACAACTGGGGAATCACCGATCACTTCGGACAATTCAGGCGGCGGCGCAGTCAACAGGGTTATCGATATCGAGTGCCCTGGAGGCGAACCGGTTATATCAGACGGTCACAGGATAGCCAGCGCGGTGAAACTGAACTACGGCCACATCGGCAAGGAATTTATCGACAGACTCGACGCTGACGGATTAAGGGAAGCGCAGGAGTTATACCAAGAGAATTTCAGAAAGCTGCTGCTGTCTGACACGACGGAAAAGCAAGCCATGGCTGCGGCGTTATTGCTGACGGCCGATAAACTCGCTACTGACTGGATTTTCTTGGACGACATGGAGCTGACAGAACAGGAAATCAAGAAGTTCCTGGCGACAAAATCAGAGGTCAGCTTGAACGGCAGGGCATACGACTTCATTTGTGATTGGGTGACTCAGAATCAATCAAAGCTCAATCCGAACAATCCGAATGAGGTTTATGGAGACCTGGAGTTTGGTGTGGCGTTTATTCTGCCGACAATCCTGTGTCGGACTTTGGAAGATGAAGGCTATTCGTCAAAAGGTTTTCTCAGCTGGCTTAAAAAGTCAGATTTGCTCATTTGCGATGATGGCCGAATGACCACGAAGCGAACAATATCGAATAGGCGAGTCCGCTGTTATGCGATCAAGCTGCCAGATTCTGACGGAAATCCGTTTGATTTATGAAAAAGTGGGCCATTTGCCCCGTTGATGCCCCGTTAATGCCCCGCAAAAAAAGCCTTGAAACGCCCTATCTACGGCAATCGCCCCGGTGCCCCGCTAAAAAACCGGAAACCCTCTATATAGGGATAAACACATAAAACTTAAAAATTTATATACACCTCGCGCGTATAGACACGAAAAAAAGCGGGGCAAGCGGGGCGCAAACCTGAAAACCACTGATATGACTACGTTTGAGGCCATTTTCAGACCGGGGCACTTGGTGGGGCAGGGCTGGGGCGCATGGGGCGCAGGCAGAAAGGAGAAATATGGAATTAAACCTAAGAGATTATCAAACTGATCTTATTGTCAGAACTCATAGAGCTATGGCAGCCGGATCAAGAAAAATAATGATTGTAAGCCCAACCGGATCAGGCAAGACAGCAATGTTTGCTTGGCTTGCTAATCAGACGCAAAAGAAAAACAATACAGTATGGTTTTTGGTCCACCGGCGTGAGCTGATGGATCAGACAATAGAAACCTTTGAGCGTTTTGACATCCAGATGGAACGGATCCACGTCGGCATGGTGGCAACAGTCGCGAACAAACCAGATAAGCTGCCGAAACCGGACATTATTATTTTCGACGAGTGCCATCATTCAAGCGCCGGCACCTGGAAGAAAATAGTCGACCACTTCCCGGACACGCACCTGATCGGACTGACCGCAACACCTTGCAGACTTGACGGAAAACCACTTGGCGCAATCTATGATGAAATGATTCTGGGTGTGACAACTGCCGATTTGATTGGTCAAGGTTATCTGAGTGACTTCAGATATTTTGCTCCATCAGTTGCGGATTTGTCAGGACTAAAGAAAAAAGGTTCAGACTTCGACGCAACTCAGGCGGCAGATATTTTGTCACAACGAGCAGTGTTCGGCGATGTGATTAAACACTGGCAGGAATACGCATCAGGGTATCAGACGATTGTGTATTGTTCGTCAATAAGCCACTCACAAGCCACCGCTGAAGCGTTTCAGGAAGCTGGAATCAACGCCGTTCATTTTGATGGCAACACTCCGGCAAAGGTCAGAAAACAGATTGTCGATGATTTCCGAAATAAGAAAATAACTGTTCTGTGTAATGTGGATTTGATCGGTGAGGGATTTGATGTTCCTGATTGTTGGTGCTGCGTGCTCCTGAGGCCGACCGCTTCGCTTGGGTTGTACATCCAGCAAGCCGGCAGAGCGTTAAGACCGCAGCCGGGGAAAATAGCAATCGTACTGGATCATGTCGGAAACCATACCAGACATGGACTGCCGGACGATCCAAGGGAATGGAGCCTGACAGACAAGGTTAAACCGCGCAAGGAATACGGCGAGGATGGAAAACTGATTGTTACTCAGTGCACGAAATGCTACGGCGTGTACGAAACGAAAAAGCACGACCGCTGTCCATACTGCGGCGCTGAGAGAGAGCTGACCAGAGAGGAAATTAAAAACATTAAAGAAATTAAACTGGCAGAGATTAAGCGGCAAGCCAGGGCGAATGCTGATGAACGAGTTAAGTACAAGGATTTGAACCAGTGCAAGACGCTGTTTGAGCTTCAAGCGTATGCCAGGGCGAGAGGTTATAAACCAGGTTGGGCTTGGATGCAGGCAAAAGAAAGAGGTTTCAGATGAGAGAACAGAACATCCAGAACGCGATCCGAATTGCGCTGTCGGAATACGGCATGGTTTTCCGAACCAACGCAGGAACGTTCTGGCAGGGAAAACAGGTTTACGACCAGGATAGAAATCAACGGATTCTAACAAATCTCAGGCCTGTTGCCGGACTGCCTGAAGGTTTTCCCGATCTGATTTTCTTCGGCAAGAATGGCAAGACAGTTTTTATCGAAACTAAGCGGCCAGGGAAGAAGCCGAAACCGGAACAGGAAAACTTTATCAATCTTGCCAGATCGTATGGATTTACAGCAGGAGTGGCCAGATCGGTCGAAGATGCGCTGAGGTTGATTGAATGATCACTTACCGGATCCAGTTCGCCTTGAGGTGCTCGGTGTGTGGGCAGACGGATAAATGGAACATACCAGGACTCGGGCAAAGCCATGCTGACTGGATAGAAGAAATAAGAAAAGCTGGAAAATGTGAATGGACGTGTCAGTGCTGTCAGCGAAAAACAATACACATGGTTGATCACGCCACGTCAGAAAGGAAGGAAACTAAATGAGCTTACCAATGACAACTGAAGAAATAAAAACGCGCTACAAGTCAATGGCGCCAAGCCAGGACAGAATCGGAATACTGGCAGACTTAAACGGCACAACGAAAACAGAAATAGAAGAAACGCTCGGGCTTATAAGCAATCCTGGCGTAAAACGAAACAGGAGCTGGAACGCTTGGACGGCTGAGGAGGACAGACGCTTCCGAGAGCTGATGGAAGCCGGAACAGGGATTTACAAGGTCGCAAAAGAGCTTGGACGGTCAATACAGGCCTGTAAAGCCAGAGCGGTAAAACATGGGCTCACAACTGGCGGTGGTAAAGAGGGTTGGCGCAAATGGAGCCCGCGCTGGACGGACGCTGACGAGGCCAGGCTGATTGAGATGGCGGAAAAAGGAACTACGCCGGAGGAAGTGGCTAAGATTTTTGACCGGTCAGTAAATGCTGTAAAACAAAAGGCGCTGATTTTAGGCCATCCGTTTAAGGACGCGGAGAAGGAAAAGTGTGAGAGCGGCGTGTGTGCGGTGGGGAAGATTGGCGAGGCTGTTCCGGCGGTGGGTGAGTTTTTAATCGGTAACCCTGAACCAGACTACGCCGAAACGGTCAAAACAATTACTGAACAGCTGAACCAGATAATCGAGTACGCAGACAAATTGCGTCAGGAAAATGACCGACTGACAAGGCAGCTGGCGAGAGTGAGAGAGGCGGTGGAGTAGGGTGAGCACGTTTGGTTGTGAGATGAGATTAGTTAAAACTCGAAAGCCACATAGATGTGAAACGTGTTGCAGAATTATTCCGGTTGGCAAAACGGCATATCACACAGGAGGAATGTTTGAAGGTGATTGGCAGCACTGGTACATGTGCAAGCTTTGTTGTGACAATGACGTGTGGGAATCCGGTGAATATGTCAGCGATGAAGATTTCACACAGTGGCTATATGAACAGGATTTTTATAATTGCCCAAGTTGTAAAGGTGTTGATCCAGAAACAGGTAAAAAATATAGATGTAATCCTGATTGGGAGTGGTCTGAAAATGATGAAGTTGTTTTGTTCGAATGCGATGTATGCGGTCACAAGTGGTCGCAATATGTTGGGTGGGGTGAGGAATGAGATGGACGATCTAATCCGTAAATGGCTCTGGATGCAGGGAATGAATTATGCGCTTGAACAAGTCAAGTGGAGTGTCAAGCCTTATCTGTACCCGATGGAAAAAGAAAACGAATGGCGCTACGAGGAATGGGAAACGATGCAGAAAAACATCTTCACCTATGCCTTAGAACATTGGCCGTCATTTTCGTTCAGCGGCAGACATTCTGGGCACAGTAAATACGATATCGGATGGGACGTTTCGATCAGTTCAGGAATGGTCACTTCGACATACAACAGAATGACGGTCGAGATTAAATGGCCGGAAGTAAAGCGTTTCATTCAAAAAATGCTTAGTCCAGACATGGAGGATCGTCAGATGAACCTGCTTGATCTGTTGGCGATGGAGGTATCACATGAAAAATCTATTTAAGCGTGCCAAACGACTAATCCAAGCTGCCTGTGTCGCTGTTGTGGCGTGCTGGCTGGTGCAGATCTTCGTCTGGCCGATTGACCTCTGGTGGGGCTGGGTCATGATCGGACTGATTTGGGCTGCTGCGTTGGCGTGGCTGCTGGATGATGAGGAGGATTGAGTGATGATTGGAAAAACAGCAAACGGGAAATTTGAGTTGGTTTGTGACGAATGCGGACGTGTACATGACAGTTTTGACACGTATCAAGAGGCTTATGACTACGGTGAAGAAATGGGTTGGACAGTATTCATGGGTGGCAAAAATTTAGACAGTTGTGAAGATTGTGACGAAAAGCGAAGCGAAGCGAGGGCTGAGGGATGAATCCGATCAAAGAAATCAGAGAAGACGGGTCTGTCTGGTACTACTGTCCTATTTGTAAAGCAGGCTGGCGTCAGTTCCGCAATTATATTGATGGCTACGCACTTAACCGGGCAAAACAATGCATCGAAGACCACATTAAATACGGGAGGTTGAATAATGGAATTTGAGAGATTGGAAGAATTAAAAAAAGAGGTTGCAGAATCAAATCTTAAAGTTACTGGCGTTGGATATTTAACCGATTTGCAAGACCTCATCAATGCCGAAATCGCTCGCCAGACGGTCAAGAGTGAGGAAGCTCGAATAGCGTTGAATTGGTTTGATGAACTTGACGATCACGAATTTGTCAGACGTATAAAAAATGAGCCAGAATATCTTTCAACACTTCCAGATCATGTTGTGCAGACGATCATCACAGCCCTGCAAGCGTATCAGCCTTGGGTGAGTGTAAGCGAGAGGTTGCCGGAAATCCCAGAGGGCGGATACGGTGTTATGTGTAATGTCATGGTAGATAATTGTAGTAGCACCAAGGTGATGTCGTTGTCGTACGAGAAGAACACGGTAAGAGGGAAAACAGTTTGCAGATGGAAGTGGTACGGCAGGATATCTCCGTGGAACGTCACTCACTGGAAACCACTTCCAAAACCGCCGAAAGGAGAATGAGTATGAAACCTAACAAATGCGTTGATTGTCCACATCGAATCGCTAACTTCATGAACCGAACGTGCGAATTGACCGGAAACACTATTCCGCTGTTCTCAGCGCCTGCTGATTGTCCACTGGGGGAGGTGACCGCTGATGATTGAAGACATATACGGCAGACACAAAGCTAAGCAGGTCACCTGTGACAACTGCGGTGATGGCTTCGAGGCTGAGTCTTTCGAGCAGTCTCTCGAGATCATGAAGGAGAGCGGCTGGCGCAAGATGAAAGTCGAGGGAGTTTTCGTTCACTTGTGCCCTGACTGCGAAGACGAGTATCAGAAGGATATCTGGCCTACGGACTAAGGAGGATTTATGACGGAAGTAAAATACAACATCAAGGAAGCACTTAAGCACTATCGCTACCTGGCGGCCTTTATCGAGAATGCAGTAGATGCACTCGACTGGTATGTTGCTGATTATAAGATTTCCAGCCAGATCAGAGCGATCACCGAATCGCGTATGGAGACAATGGCTTATAAGTCTCACATGGATGCTGCCCTTGAGACCTATAGACGGCTCTGTGAGGATGAAGGCAATGTTCGGCCGTACAATGTGATCATGCGTAAGTTCGTGGATCCTTCAGGCGGTGCGGACGGTCGCGGCAAGCCATACACCAATGAGCAGCTGGCAGATCTATTTGACTGCAGTATTGATACCGTTAAGCGTGATATTAATAGATCTTATTGCAAGTTACGCATCTTGTTTTTCGGGATTCATGGATGTCAGCCGGAAAAAGGTGCATGATTCTGCGCAAACCATGCACTTGACCGCCATGAGATAATATAAGTGAGCGAGTCTGCTTGAGACCAAGAGCCCTTTTGCGGGGGCTCTTTTTTATATGGCGTGCGAAAGCGGGAACGATGGGAAGATCCACCGACGTACACTCGGGTTGGCGCAGGCGGGGGCGCAGGATCTTTAGAAAAGGAAGGTGGTGACATGCGTGAAAAAGCTAAGAAATTGTTCCTACAGGGCATGTCGCCCTCACAGATAGCTGAAGAGCTTGGAATACCGGCTGGCACGGTCCGGGGATGGAAAAGTAAGGATAAGTGGGGCAAATCCCCCGGGAGCGTTCCAACAAAGCGGAGCGTTCCGAAGAAAAGAAAGAACGTTCCGTCCGCTGAGGTTAAGTCGGTAATGGCTAATAAGCAGCTGACGGACAAACAGAGACTTTTTTGTTTGTATTACAGCAAAAGCTTTAATGCGACCAGGAGTTACCAGAAGGCGTATGGTGCTGATTTAGAGTCTGCAATGACAGCGGGTCCGCGGCTGTTGCAAAATGTTCGAGTCGCTGAAGAAATCATGAAGATCAAAGAACAGCGCTATGCAAGAGCTTACTTACAGCCGGAAGACATCTTTCAAAAGTACATGGATATAGCCTTCGCTGACATTTCCGACTTTACCGACTGGCGCCAGGAAGAACAACAGATTATGGGTCCGTTCGGGCCGATTATGATAGAGGATCCAGCTACAGGCATTAAGCAGCCGCTCACTAAAATGGTCAACGTTGTTCGTTTCCGTGACTCAGATCAAGTTGATGGCTCTATCCTGTCTGAGGTTAAGCAAGGCAGAGACGGAGCGTCTATCAAGCTTGCTGACCGCATGAAGGCCCTGGACTGGCTGACAGAACATATGGACATGGCAACAGCCAGGCAGCAGGCAGAGCTTGACAAGATCCGCTCAGAGATCGCGAAGAACACAGCGGAGACCTCAGCTGCTCAGGGAGGCATTGTTATACCGGATGCGGTTTGGCGCGAACTAATGAACCAGGCTTATGCCGAGCAGCTTACCGCTATGCAGCCTACACAGATCTTCTTTGGTGGTTCGTCTTCGGGTAAGTCGTTTGCGATTGTTGGCCAGCGCACGGTGCGCGATGTCATGACCGGTAAGCGAAATTACCTGATCTGCAGAAAGACTGGCAGAACTCTTCGAAACTCCTGCTTTAACGAGGTGCGGAAGTGCATCAGCCGGATGGATCTCGAAAGCGAGTTTTCAATCAACAAGACAGACCTGGTTATCACACACAAATCGTCTGGCTGTCAGATTCTGTTTGCCGGACTGGACGACGTTGAGAAGGTCAAGTCCATCACGCCGCAGAAGGGCGTTATTACAGACATCCTGATCGAGGAGTCAACTGAGATTGAGTATAACGACTACAAATCGCTGGTTAAGCGTCTAAGGGGCGATACGGGCGACGATTCGATCATTAAACGTATGATCTTCCTGTTCAACCCGATACTTCAAGATCACTGGATATATACAGAATTCTTCGAAGGCAAGTGGGACGACAGCAAGGACTACTACGCTGACGATAAGCTGCTCATTCGCAGAACAATCTACAAACACAACCGCTGGCTGACAGCTGACGATATCAGTAAGCTCGAGGACGAATCAGACAAGTATTACTACGATGTTTACACCCTGGGTAAATGGGGTATCCTCGGCAACCTCATCTTCACTAACTGGACGATTGAGGATCAGACAGAACACCGCAAGCGAATCAATCAGTTTTACAACGGTCTGGACTTCGGGTTCTTTCCGGATCCGGTCGC